TTCATAATCACTTTCACACTTACCATCAAAGACAATTAATGAAGTAACCGACTTCGCCAACTGCGTATCCATTGTAGCAATGGCACCTAAACGATCTTCGTAGTTCAAAGGCTTCTCTCCAGTGCCATGAGCTTGTGGCTCAAAATTTGGCGACTTTGCAGTAATGCCATGAGTCAACCATTCAAATTGTTCAAATTTATCTGCCATAACTGCATTCATCCCAAATCCCCCACCATCTTCTCTATTTGCTCAATCGCTTTGCCGCTTTTCACTTGTTCGGTGCTAAACCGTATTACCTGATAACCCATCATTGTTGCTGCGTTGTATTTGTCTAAGTCCCCTAAATACCCCTTACCCCTTGTATGCCTGCCATTACTCCAGATCCCACCTTCCACTTCGACCAATATCTTTTTACCCTTCAAATGAAAATCAGCTCTCCATTTGCGTGTGGGGTGAAACTTAAACTCCTGCTCAAACTCAATCTTTAAAACTCTCAGAGCAGTGGCCAATATCACCTCACCCTCACTCTGTACTTTTTGACCTTTTACCTTTGGGCGCTTAGATCCTCTTTTGGTCTTATTCGCTCCGATCATCTTTTTGTATTCAGCAATGGAGTAACTGCTAGTCACCCCTTCACCTCAAACAACTGTTTGGCTTTCGCTGTAGGTCGATATCCGCATGGCGTATTTTTATCGCTGTACAAATATCCATAATCTTCAAGTTGAGCCAAATAACGTTGTGCTGAGCGAATGCATACACCCGTATGCTCACTCACCTCCTTTGACCAAATTCGCCCATTGGTTTTGAGTGCTAGTCCAATGATTTGAGCAAAGCAATCAAAGGCGTGTACAAACTTCAGCTTTTTGCGATTAGGCTTGATCATGCTGTAGCCCCCATAAGCGTGCCAGTAAACCCAACTTGCTTGAGGTATGGTTCCCATTTCTTCGCTTGTGCTGGGTTCATCAATTTGATTTTGATTCGTGAAGCCAGTTGCTCGTATGAATCACCCGGAGCGCTATGCTTGCTTGCGAACTCAGGAAGATGTGCAAGTTTCTGTGCAAACGCTGAGATTTGTTTTTCAGTGAGCTGCTTCGGTTCTGCTGCAGGTGTCTTTACGTATCCCATTTTGGTTTCTTGGGAATATTTGGTTCGGTAGGCATGTAGCAGCCAATCCGCAAAGTAGAAATTCAAAAGTTCATCGCAAATCGATTTGTCTTGGTTGTAAATCTCAAAAGCGCGTTTTTCTCGTTCCACCCATTTCGCTGTCATGAGGGTTTCTGGTTCGATGCTGTCATCGGCCAAAGTAATTTCTTCACGAAGTTTTTTTGAGCAAAGCCAGTCTTTTTTATTTTTAGATTCTAATGAGAGATTCTTTGAAAGATTCCGTGTCCCAACGTTGGGACTGTTTAGCGGAATTGTTGGGACTCTTTCATGGAATTGTTGGAACTGTTCCGTTGTTGGAACTGTTCCACCGTTGGGACTGTTTAAATCAGTGTCTTCAGTGTTTAAGAGTACCGTTGTTGGGATAGTTTCCCGACCCTTTACACCCAATAATTGATAAACTTTGACCTGTTTTGTGCGCCCTTTTCGCTCACCTGTATCGACAATTAAACCATCTTCAATCAGCTCATCGATGATTTTAAGCACAGTTTTACGGTCCATTTCGGTATCTTCCACCAACCTTGCCATGCTTGGATAGGCACAATGATCTTCACTCGCTCGGTCAGCAAGTGATAAAAGAACAAGCTTTTTAAGTGGTTTTAAGCTGCCGCCTTTCTTTTGTTTCTGGCGTACTTTCCACACCCAAATCGTTGCATCTAAGCTCACAACTCACCTACCTCTTCATTCATCTGAATGAATCGCCCAAACATAAAAATCTGACCTGCTCGATGCAGGCTTGAAATGATTTCACCTGCATACCAAGCCGAAATTCGATGATCATTGATCAGCATTTCCATAAACTCATCTCGCGTGACGGCAGCATTCTTTTCATCGCCTTTGACCTTGCGTAGGTTCGCCCTACGGATCTCCAGCAATCCATCTAATGTACGTAGTGCTGGCTCGTACCATGATTGAAGCTGCATCACTTGTTTGTGCTCAGGCTTCTTTTGAATGGCCTTGTTGGTAATCATGGAACCTCCGCTAAGGCTTGCTCAGCCTCTGTTAAACGGCGTTTAGCATTGAGCTCAGTGGTTGAGGCACTACGAACAAACCTTTTGTTTAGGGTTAAGATGCCGATACCGATATACACATCGACGTTGTTCTCATAAACCTCTGTGATTTCATAAATTCCATCAAAGTTGCCTAAAGCTTTATCAAGCACAACAGCATCCCCGATTAAAAAATCTATATTGTCTTCAATGACTTGTTGTGGTAAATTTGCGTCGTTCATGAAAGTGTACCCTCTGAATTGAATACTAAAGCCCGATCTCAACTCTCGGGCTTTTTTTTGCCTGTTTGCTGTGCTAGATTCAGATACATGTTCAATTCCACTAGAATGTTTTTGAACTAGAAAGTCTGAGAGTCGAGCCTCAGGCTTTTTTTTAGTTAAATCTTGTGCTAAATTTTGATTGTTCATTTATTCCACCTAGAGTAATGAATGCTGAAAAAGCCTAATCCCCAAGATTAGGCTTTTTCGTTTTGAGCATTTGCTGTGTACTTCTGCATTTGCTTAAGTGCTGCCTGATCCACGGCGGTAATCAACTCGATCAAGCCCTGGGTAATCTGGTGGATCTCTTCGTATTCCGCTGGTGTAATCACCCCATCTTCATAAGCCTCATACACAACACGGTTTGCTTTCCCACTCTTAATGTTGTGCTGCATCATTGCTTCAAAGATCGAAAGCTCATGATGTTTGCTTGAGTCGCAATTCACTGGTACTAATGCGTATCCCATCTGATGCGCCCACACCTTTAAGATTTCAGGGTTCTGCGTATACAACATGATGGTTTCAAGCTTCTTTAAGCTCGGTAAATGGTTCGGCATCCCTACGTTGCCGTAGTTGCAAATCGTGTTATGCGAATCACCAGTGACCTGAGCAATTTCCTTTGGTGAAATCCCTTGCGTCTGGTTAATCATTTTAAAAATTGCCGTTTGCGCTTCACGGCTTAGTGTTATTTCTTGCATTTGTGAAATCCTTGATTTGTTTCACGTTTCTATAAGGCTTCGACCAAGTAATAATTGGTTATGCAATAAGCACAGCCATGTTCGCCTTTACTTCACCATTGGTTAAAATCTGAAGACGTGCTTGTGTGTCCAAAGGAATTCCACGATGTCGCCATTTACATATAGCTCCTCGTGTATGTTTTAGCTTTCTAGCCAGTTCAGCATCAGATTTGACACCATAGTGATTTTTTAAATCATCAACAGTCATGGTTTACTCTAATAAACTAATAGTTTCCGTTAGTAAACCATAAGTTTCTCCGTTAATCAACATGCATGTTTACTATAGGAAACATTAAAAGAGGATTTGTTTTATGGACACTATTAGCGATCGAATAATTAAAAGAATGAAAGAAATGAATGTTCGCCAAGTAGATATTGTTGAAGCAACAGGTGCGACAAAAGGGGCTGTATCAAAATGGGTTGCAGGAACAAATATTCCTAAGGCTGAGTTCCTACCTTCACTTGCAACTGTTTTGAAAACATCTCAAAACTGGCTATTGACAGGAAATCAAGAAAAACCTCTAAGTAATTTCAATATGCAAGACTTTATGGATAAACATGGTCTTGATAAAAAAGAGGAAGCATCTTTCGATGCAAATGATGTACACAATCCAACTGTTGTTGAATATGAAACTGAAAATGGATTTATTTGGATTGATGTTGTGGAAGCTAATTTTTCTTGTGGTACGGGTGAATCTATAGAATTCCATTTTGATGTGATAAACGGGAAATTCCCATTCCCCCCTTCATTCTTTCAGAAAAAATACGTTGACCCTAGCTGCATGCGAATAATCAAAGCTAAAGGCGATAGCATGGCTGACTTTATCCATGATGGTGATTTAGTCGGTATTGATATTTCTCAAACAGAAATTGTGGACGGCGGTATATATGCAGTTTATTTCGAAGGTGAAGGAATGATTAAGCAAATATTTAAGGAGGAGGGAGGAAAATTAAGCCTTCATAGCCTTAATCCTAAGTATCGCGATAGAGAAGTCTCAGAACAGAATGGATTGAATTTCCGTGTAATGGGTCGCCAGTTCTGGCGTGCTGGATAAACATGCAAAGAATTGAAGTAAATTCGCGCAATATCAGCTACGTGCTTTATCAGCACTTCTTGTTGACCGTGGTTCTTAGGACTGGTGAGAGATTTATTTATAGACTTCTTGAAGCCAGTACCTTTAACGATTTTATTGAAGCCATTGATAAAGATAAATTCTATAAAAGCCAAATTGAGATGAATAAAAAATTTAAACGAATTCAACTTTTTGTGTAATAAAAGTCCTTAAAGAAGGAAAGCATAATGATCGGAACACTTAATAAATCTAAAACTGCGCTAACAATTAATCGTCAAGAATTCAAATTGGCATTAGAAAAAATTGGCGCAGGAATTGATAAGCAAATTTCAGCGCTCAATAAAGCAAAACAAAGCTATGACCCTGCGGAAATAGCACACGAGGTCATTGGTGAAGTAAACATCTTTGAGGCGATTATTGAGGGCTTTAATGAAGAGGAAGGCACTAATCTGAAGCTGGCTGACATAACCAATATTGAAGTGGCACAGGGGTGGATAGATGACTTTTTAGAAAAGTATTCTGCGCTGTAAACCCTAAATCAATTTTTGTTGGCTGGGTAAATAAAAAAGCCGCTATATGCGGCTTGGGTAAGGTTATTGGGTTGTATGGTAATGTATAACTTTATATTTTTTATAATATTTTCAAACGGTCGACAAATGAGTCTAATATTGTTAACATCTAACCTAAGATTGGTTTTCGAGAGTAAAGCGTTATGGATATAAAACCAACATTAGTTGACCTTTTTTGTGGTTGTGGGGGGTTCGGATTGGGTGCTGAGTTAGCAGGATTTCATTCTGTAGCGGCAATCGATATTGATAAAACACTACAATCTGCCTATAAAAACAACTTCCCAAAGACCAATGTAATTACTGCTGATTTATCAAAATTAGAAAAGCAAGATTGGAAGAAAATCACAAACAATATTGAAATTGATGGTGTTATTGGTGGCCCCCCTTGTCAAGGGTATAGCCGAATGGGAACGGGAGATATTAGTGACCCAAGAAGAAAATTGATAGATGAATTTTTCAGACACGTTAATATTATAAAACCTAAATTTTTCATAATGGAAAATGTGGAAGGATTATTAGATAAAAAAAATCGCCCTCAATTAGATACTGCTTTATTAAAAGTTGATAAATGTTTTACTATTCTTGAGCCTATTACTATAGATGCTTCAAAATGCGGAGCTCCCACAAGTCGAAAACGCGTCATTGTAATTGGGTATGATGCCAAAAGAATCTCTCCCCTCATTAAAGAACAATTCATTTTTGATGAACCATTAACAACTGTTGCTGATGCGATTCAAGATCTTTCAAAACCAATCATTCAATCTAAAGACCTAAATGATTTGGGCTTTTCCCCATATAAATTCAATGATAATTTATCAGAATATGCACTTTCAATGAGGAAACAACCTCCTGAAGGTCTTGGAACGAATGAGGCAAAATTAGAGTTAAAGTTCCAAAGAGCATCTGGATATTTTGAAACAACTCATAAGCCAGAAGTACAGGAAAGATATAAAAGCATTGTTCCCGGTAAAACAGACCCGGTGAGTCGATCAAAAAAATTGGCTTGGAATGGCTTATGTCCCACTTTAAGAGCTGGTACTGGTGCAGATAAAGGTAGTCATCAGGCAGTTCGGCCCTTACATCCTGAAAATGGAAGGGTTATTACTGTGAGAGAAGCAGCCCGTCTTCAAGGGTTTCCTGACTGGTTTACATTTCATCCAACTAAATGGCATAGTTTTAGGATGATAGGAAATAGCGTATCACCGCTTGTATCAAAAAAAATTCTTTCAGTTATTTACACCAGTCTAAAAAATGAATCATTGAAAAAATCAGCTTAAATTTTTGGGGAAATATAGAAATGGTTAATAAGTTAGAACTTAATATAGGTACATCTGTTAATTTCTTAGAGCAGATACTAACCAAGGATGTCTCAACTCTAGAGGCTATATACGATTTAATTGATAATTCAATTGATGCAGCTCGAAATAGTATTTTCTCAAAAAAAAATTATGAAGTAGATGATTTTGGGTTGCCAAAAAATTATGAAGGTTATTCAGTTTATATAGATATAAAGGAAAATTTTTTTTCAATATCTGATAATTGCTTTGGAATTGTTGAAGATTCTTTAATTAAAAAGACATTTGTCATCGCAGAACCATCTAGCCATGATTATGGAATCGGTCAATATGGAATAGGGTTAAAACGCTCTTTATTAAAAATAGGTAATACCTATTATTTTAAAATAGATAATGGTAAAAATAGCTATACAGCGAACTTTAATAATGAAAGTTTTGCTAATCAAAAACAATTAGTTGCAAATGTAGATAAATCGAGTGGAAATATAATTACAATTTTTACAGTTACTGATTTAAAGCAAGAAGTAACAAATGACATTAAAAACGATAAATGGTTGAAAAAAGCAATTCAGGGCTTAGAAGATAGATACTCAATCTATTTTTCTAAAGGATTTGAAGTTCATTTAAAATATTTAGATGAAGATGTTATTTTATCATTAAAAAAAAGCATTCCGAGTTTAAGATTAGATGGTCGTTTTTTACCTACAACAAAATCTCTGAATATTAATAATGTAAATATAACTATCGAATCTGGGATACATGAAAAATACTATTTCCCTTCCGAAGAAAATTATTCATTAAGTCTTAATAGAAAACTCACCAATGATTTTGGTATTTACTTTATCTGTAATGATCGCGTTATTGTAAAATCGAGTACAGAAGCTAAGCATGGATGGAAAACTAAGTGGCATTCTGAATATAATGGATTTATATGTTTAGTGCGTTTTACTTCAAAAGATCCCAGTAGTTTACCTTGGAATACTGCGAAAAGTGCAATGAGAGAAGATGCATCACTTTTCTTAGATGTTATTGAAGAAATTCAGCCCATAGCAGATACTTATCGTTCAGAGATTAAAAAACGTTATATTAGAAACAAAGACTTTGATCCTTATTCTAAACCAATAGAACCTATTGAAACATCAGAACCTATTGAAACATCAGAACCTATTGAAACATCAGAACCTATTGAAACATCAGAACCTATTGAAACATCAGAACCTATTGAAACATCAGAACCTATTGAAACATCAGAACCTATTGAGGCTCCTGATTCTTTTGATAAAAAATCATATACAGATAAGAGCGAAGATAATCCAAAAATCATTCCTCCGAGTACTAAAAGAAGACAAGATAAGCGAACCCCTCCAAAGAAGCCCTCCCGAGATAGAGAGCAATTTATTATTTGGTCTGAAACTTACACACGAGTTCCTAGTGAATATAGAAGTGCCTACGCTATATTATATGAAATGGGTGAATTAAATTCTAAAAATTTACCTGTTGCATGTGTTGCTATGCTAAGGATTTTCTTAGAGGAAACAGTAAAGACAACTTTAATTTCAATGAGTTTATTCGACAAATGTAAACCTCAACTTTCAGTACGTTCCAAGCGGGTAGCAGAAGAACTAAGATTACACTCCCTTATAGATGAGCCTCTGAAAGAACTGATATTTCAATATTGTGCTTCAACAAAAAATAATGAAGAGCCTAGTTTATTTAGTATCAATAGTATTCAGAGTCAAATTCACTCCGCTAGATTCCATCCGAGTCAAGCAAGAGTGAATAATTATTGGGATGAGCTTGATCCTTTCTTAGCCGCATGTTGGGATTTTATAAACATGCAATCAAAATCTAAATGATTTTTTATTAATCATATTTAAGGCTCTTGATTAAGCTTTCAAGAGCCTACCTTTGTTCTTTGTTGCCAAATTCAACAATAAAATCATTTTGAAATATATACTTTTCTATTTTTTACCTCTACAGCTGCCGCATCTTCATCTAGTTTTAAATTTTCAATTAATCGTATCACTGTGTTGTGACGCCATTCTTTGCGATTCTGTACAGCTTTCATATTTATAGGCTCCACCCAACCCACCCCAGCGGTGGGTTTTCTTTTGTCTATTAAAACACATAAGTTTCCTTTAATGAATTTAATGTTTCCCTTGATAAACTTTTAATTGACATAAAAGTTTCCTTTGGTAAACTAAATCTCGTAAACAACAAAAAAGCCCAGCTACTTTAGACGGGAACTGGGCTTTTGCAAATTGCGAGATCAATTATGAACAAAACCTTATCCCCTTTCAATACCATCAAGATATCTCTTGGTGTAGCTGCTGTAACAATAGGCGTGCTTAGCTGTGGGTTTAAGACCTCACCGCAAGCTGCTCAACCAATAGTTGCCAACGTAGCACCTTCTGAATATCAACTCCTTGCATTACGCATGACTGGTGATAACCACGGCGAAGCTGTTATTCGTTTAGATGGTTTCCGTGTAACTACACGTTTTGAAGTTGAAGCATTCCCTGATAGCTACGGCGTACCAGGTGGTGAATTCACCGCTGTAGACGTAACCAGCCTCGATGAAGTGACCGTTTCAGATGCCCTAGGCAATCCATACAACGACTTCACAAACCATATCGACCATCAGAACTTCAATGCCCTCATCAAAGGCTATATCGAAAAACATCGTTTAGTGGAGGCAGGCTAATGACTACTTCTACTCAAAAGTTTTCTGAGTTCATCAGCCAAGATGACGAAGGCAACATCCGTATGCGTCTAGGCCATTCAACCTACTTTGAAAAAGGTCGCCATATCTATGTGATCAATAAGGATGGTACCGAGCAGTTAATCACGCTTGAGGTTCATGCAGCCAAGCCTTGGATCCGTGAAAACTTTGAACGTGAACGTGCTTTCCAGCAAAGAAAAACCATGGCTGTTCGTCTTCAAAAGTCACTTACACGTGCTTATCCAAAATCATATAAACGAGCTAAAGGCTCACTATTCTGGGCATAAGGGGAAATACTCATGGCTATACCTATTATTCCAGCAGACCAAGCATTAAATGTAAGCGCGATTATTACTTACATCTATGCAGATCCGGGTCTTGGTAAAACGTCTTTAGGATTCACTGCAGATAAAGCCATTTCATTTGACTTTGACCGTGGTGCACACCGTACTGGTGAACTTCGTCGCGGAGCTGTTGTTCCAGTTCAGCAGTGGTCAGATATTGAAAACATTACTGAACAAGACTTAGCACCTTTCAATACGGTTGTTATTGATACCGTGGGCGCAATGCTTGAATCCATCAAGACACATTTGCTCAAAACAGCGAATAACCGTCAGCAAGATGGTGCACTCAAATTAAAAGCCCAAGGCTTAGCAAACATGAAGTTTAAGCAGTACATCAATACGCTTTTAAGCTTTGGTAAGGATGTCGTCTTTATTGCCCATGCCTCAGAAGACCAAAGCGGTGATCAGATCATCTACCGTCCTGAGCTTGGTGGTAAGAACCGAAATGAACTTTACCGTATTGCAGACATCATGGGTTATTTGACCACTGTAACTACTGGTGAAGGTAAAAATGCGAGAGTCATTAACTTCAAGCCATCCCCAACACACCATGCGAAAAATTCAGGTGCTTTAGGTGGTGAGACTGGTGAGGTTTGGGTACCTGATCTTAAGTTACACCCTACTTTTCTTGCAGACTTAATTGCAGATGCGAAGGCTCACATCAACACGCTTACCCCTGCTCAAATTGCATTAAATAAAGCACTTGAGGATTTGGATAACTGGAAACAAAGCTGCGAAGAAGCAGTTTATGCAAGCGACTTAAATCACCTGACCGAGACCCTAAAGCTAGACAAAGAACACACTTATTATCAAAACATGCGTCAAGCAATGCTTGCTCGAGCGAAAGTACTCGGCTGCACATTCGATATACCCCGCGATACATGGATAGAACCTCCTGAATTTAATGGGATATCAGAAGCTCTAAGGGATGAACTTCAGGCATTTATAGACCAGTGTGGATTGGATGTAAAAACAGCTTGTGAGCACTTGGGTATAGATTCTCTTATGGAAATTGATTCAACCCAAGTCCAGAAAGTAATGAAAGAACTTGAAGAATTAGCAAAATCAGGAATCAGCCAATGAGCGCATTAATCCTAGACACAGAAACTCACGACCTAAATGGCTACCCAATTGAAATTGCTTACGCACCTTGCTCTTTTGAGCAAGGGGTGTTGGTAATCAACCAAGGGGAAGTTTTTGATGAGTACTTCTCATGCCCTGAGCCTATCGCTCTGGGTGCTTTAGCAACGCACCACATTCTTGAAGCTGATATTGCTGAAAAGCCAAGCTTTGATACCTTCAGGATGCCTCAAGGTGTTCAATACTTGATTGGACACAATATTGATTATGACATTAAAGCTGTTCAGAAATGCCAGCCAGACTTCACTGTCAAAGGTATTTGCACGTTGGCTTTATGTCGCATGGTATGGCCTGAATTGCCACACACATTAAGCGCTATGTACTACCACGTTATGGATGATTTGGAGCTTGCACGAAAACACCTTCGACATGCCCACAACGCTAAAGCAGACATCTATTTCACTGGTGTAATTCTAAAAACATTAGTAGAGCAGCTAGGCATTAAAGACATGAATTCACTTTTCATCATGTCAGAAACTGCCCGTATACCGAAGTACATA